GTGCCCCAGTTGCTGCCCTTGTCGGTCTTCATCACCATCCAAGGCGGCACGCCGAACCAGCGGCAGATTTCCTCGATGCTGTGCCCACGCGACTCGAGCAATTGAGCGTCGGCAGGATTGATGCCGATCATCTCTGGCTTGACGCCCTGCTCAAGCACGGGGCTTCGACCTGCGTTAAGAGCACCGGATACAGTCTGGACATACTCTCGAAACTCGGTGCGCTGCGCAGGGTTTAGCGTCTTGTCCACCGAGAACGCAACGGTAGGCATCATGCCGTTCTTGAACGTGTTGTTCGCGGCGTCGTCGGCAGACATTGCAGACCCGAACACATCAGCGCCGTACCTGATGGCAGACAACCCAACGCGCCCGTCAAGGGTGAAAGCGGGAATATGCAGCATGTCCTGCGGCTGGATCTCCCGGCGAGTGCCTTTGCGCGGCCTGAACCAGTACCTCAGCCGACCATCATCGTCATATTCCGGGTCAACCCGCGATGGCATCAGAAAGTCCAGCGCAATGACACGGCCAGCGGAGCGATGGATTTCGCAGTAAGCATTGCCCCATAACAACATGGACGCGACTACCGACTGCCAGAAGTGGAACGCTGCCATGTCCTCATTCGGGCTGGTGTGCACCACGTCGTACAGCGGAAAGTCCCGAGCGCTTTCTCGACTGCCGTCAGGCATGCGCTTGTAGATGCTCAGCGGTAGACCGGCGACCGAAGTGGAGATGATCCGTACACACGCCCACACTGTTGAGAGACGCATGGCCTTGTCGACGGTGACGGCTTTACCACTGCTCGATTGCCCCCCCGAAAAGCTGCTCCAGAAACCGCCATCCGAAAGTCGGATCTTCTTGCCGACCCATTCCCCCATGCTCGCGCTGGGCTTTACCGCTGCAGCGCCAAGCGCTTGCGACAGTGTCTTAACCATCGGTGAGACCTCGGCGGATAAAGGCGGCGATGCAGAAGAAGCTGACAGCGCCCGTCAGCAGCGCCCAGCCGGTGCCGGCCAGCATCCAGACGCCTGCACAGGCTAGACAGAAGGCAACCAGTGCACTGGCGATGAAGTAGTGGAATGCGCTCATGCGATCAATGGATCCCGAATGCCAGCCATGAAATTGTCCATGCCACCTTGGCCCGCAGGATTCAGGGCCATCAGTGTCACGGCGTTGAAGAGCGCCATCAGCGGGTCAATCTTCGCCGAGCCGCTTGCTTGCTTTGTAATCAGGATCGAGTTGCCGCGGGGCTCAACCTTCGCGTTACCGCAGCACCAGGCCATCATCGGCTGACCACCGTGCAGCAAGGTGCCTTCGGCCAGCTTTCGCTCAGCCGTTTTTATTGCACCGCCAAGCCGCCAACCTTGCGAGATACCGTCGATCTTCTCGCGCGGGATGCCTGCGAATTCGAGTGCATCGAGGATCGCGCCCACCCCCGCCGGGTCGAGGCCGACCTTATCCAGCAACCCAGAGACCTCAACCTGTGAAACAAGCTCGGCAACTTCATCAATGTCGTTGCCGATCCTCTCAACCAGCCGAAGGTGCCCGTCATTGGCAAAGTCGCGGATACGAGGTGCCTCGGCCTTGCGGCGCTCCAGCACTGATGGGTGAGCCCATGCCCGGGTCCACACCAGCCAGCGGCGAGTTTCACGCTCTCGACCCACGGCGGCGAACCCCAGCAGGTCGTCAAGCCCGCCACCGTCGACACCAATGTCGATAACCTCGCAGCGCGCTATCAGATCCTCAAGCGTTTTGCAGAGGTCCGAGCTTTGCTGCTCCCAGAAATCAGCGCCTGCCCAGCGGTCAGAAAGAAGCGCCAGGCCGATCTCGACGTTGAGATGCTTGGCCAGGAAGCCACGAAACGATTCCTCCCCATCCATCTGCGCCTGGGCGTAACCGCGCTCGATGAATGGCTCATCAACCGACAGCCCCAGATTTGGGTTGGTGATGTAAGCGTTGCCGACTTCGCGGTGCGCTCCCGCATCGAGCATCGATTTCGGAAACTCATAGAGAACCGGCAGGAACGACTTATCGACGATTTCGCCGTTTCGGACCTTGCGGGCATACATGAGCTTCTGGCGGAACACACCTGCAGGCGGCGCATCGGACTGGGTAGTGGCCCAAATGATGAACCCTTCGGGCCGGGAGGCCAGGCCACCGGTGGCTTCGCGAAGCATGGCTTCGGCGTTGGCCCGCTTGCCGAATACCCACAACTCATCGATGAACACGCCGATGGCCTTCTTGCCCGACACCGTCTCACTATCAGCCGCGACGACTTTCAAGGTGGCGTTGGTCTGGTAATGAGTCACGGTGCGCAGGTGATCCTGCACCTTGAGAAGTGCAGATAGCTCTTCATCCGCGCGGACCATGTCGCGGATCGGGATGTAAGAGTTATCGGCGATTTCTTTCGTAGGCGCCAAGATGATGAACTCACCAGAAGGGCGCCAGTTGAGGATCAGCGCCGTCAGCATGATGCCGGCGGCGATGGTCGATTTTCCGTTCTTCTTGCTGATCAGCAGCATGAATTCGCTGACCAGGCGCCGTCCCTCATCCGGGTCATACGCGCCGAAGATTGCCGCAACGAACTGGTTGACCCAATCGCGCACCGTCTCGGACATAAGCGGGCTGCCAGTGGCGTCAACCATGCGCAGCGCACCGAAGACCTCGAGCGCCTCCTCCGCTTCAGCGGGGAACAATGGCTCGAAAGGAATCAGACTCTGGCGGGCTACGATGCGCTTTTCCCAGTCGGGACATGCCGTTGTCCACTTCATCATTTCACCGCCCGCAGCGGGCCGCGGCGAGAGCCGAACTTACCGGTGGCGGCCTCAGCAGCCTTGTCCTTGGCCTGCTCTTTCTTGCCGCTCTCTCCTTTGCGGGGATGAATGAACGGCATCAGCGCCTTGGCAGCGTCAACACGCAACTTGGCATCAGTACCCAGGTCGTTCATGACCGCGAGCAGAAAGTCCTTCGGGTCCTTGTGCGAAAGCGCGGCTGACAGATCAAACCCTGCCGGCTCCCACTCGCCCTCAACGCTTTGAGGCGCGCTACCAGCCTCGGGCTTTGGTCCCTGCTCGGTACTGGCCTGGGCCTTTTTGTTAATGCCGGTTTTAACATTTTCTTTAACATTTGTAGGTAGCAGGCCGAGCGCCTGTAGCTTGTTCAGCTCGGCCACTACATCGGGATCTTTCGCGAGCCGTGATCCAGCTGCGGATGCCGTCTTCTCTGAGTATCCGGCAGCGATCGCTGCGTCTTTTTTGGACGCACCTTCCCTCAGCGCAGCGACGAAGGCACGCTTTCGGGATGTTAAAGCCATTTAACAAAAATCCTGTGGAGGAAAAAAATCTGTACGTGCGATCGGAGGCGGTCTAGCTAGCTGAGAAATCTTAGCTTTTAACCCCCCTACCCCTTTTGCGGCACGTCACTGGCATGCCTCTTTGTAGCTCCACCGGGTTCCGACGATCCGCAGTCGCCTCAGCTACCCAGCCCCGCAGCCTCCTCGGCCTGCTTGACGGAGTCGTGGCAAGGTTTGCAGAGGCTCTGCCAGTTGGTCTGATCCCAGAAAAGAACCATGTCTCCACGGTGAGCAACGATGTGGTCGACGACTCTGGCCGCAGTTGTGCGGCCGTTCCGCTCGCAGTAGATGCACAGCGGGTTGTCACGCAGGTACTGCTCTCGCGCCTTCTGCCACCGGTAGTCATAGCCACGTTGGGAGCTGGTCATGCCGCTCCGCCAGCTGCCAGGTGTGACCACCTTGACCCGTGACCCTGTGCTCTCCTTGATGCGCGATCCGAGCGTCTTGAGCCTGGCCATCAGCGCACCTCGATCACGGTGCCGCGCTCTATCCAGCGCATCACTCGCCCAAGGTGAGGATCGAGACCAGTCACATGGGACATGAGCAGGACGCCGGCCAGGTAGTACTTCAGCCACCGGCGATGCCGGCAGACGATCGTTGCTGTCACGTGGGGCATTCGCTCACCTCGCGCCACGAAATGGCGCATGTCGATTTCGTGGTGCGGTGCACTTATGCTATGCGCGAAGGAATTACTTCACAGGGATCGGGATGACCAAACTAACCAAAATTCGTATTGCTCTCACGCTTGGTGCGCTCGCCGGAATCGCTCCAGTGACTTTAATCTTCCTCTGGGGACTACTCTTTTTGGTCATAGCCATCGTCTATATGGATAAGCTCGCCTTGCCAGTGACGATAATCGCCATTTCTGTGCCGAGCCTATGGGGGTGCTGGAAAGCCTATGCAGCAGCGATGGCGAGCAAACCCAAGCATCCACGTGACTGGCGGGTTATCGCCTCTGTGATTTTGGCAACTGTCTGGGCTTTCCCATGCAGCGCGGCAATGAACTGGGATCTTACGATCCTGTTCACATTCCTCATGCCTGGCTTGACCGCCGCGATCATGCTCGGTGTCACCGAGTACCGCGCTCGCAGGGTTGATCAGAACGGTGAGCTTATGGCGATACCCGATTGAGGGCCTCATCAGCCTTGTCTGCCGCCTTGGTTGCAGTGGTCGCCGCCCTGGTCGCTTTCTCGGCTGCCGTGCTGGTCTTGCGGGTCAGCTCATCCAGGCGATGGTCACGCTGCTTGGTAGCCTCGTCGTATGCCTGGCGGATCTGTGCGACCTGTTCGAGGTATGACGCTGCGAGCGACCACTGACTGAGCTGGAAGCCGAGAAAGCCGCCACCCACAATCAGCAGCAGGGCAAGCAACCAGACCTCGGCGCGGCGCCACCAACGGCGGGCGATGTACTCCAACACGCATCTGTCCATCACGAGACACCTCCAAGCTGCAAGCGGAGCCGCGCAATCTCGGCGCTCTGGGTGGTCACCTTCTCGGTGAGGTTGGCGACCTGAGTCGTCAGCGATTCGATCTTTCCTTCCATCCGGCCAACTGCGGCGGCGAGCTCATTGCGCTCCTTGGCGAACTGGTCCGCACGGGCCTCGGCAAGCTTGCGGGCCTCGCGCTCTGAGTCGAGCAACTCATTAAGGCGGCGCACGGTGCCGATGTCGGCGCTATCCATCGCCCGATCAGCAGCGTCTTTGGAAAGGAAGCGTCGCACCCAGAGGAGCGCGCCAGTGACAACAATGCCGCTACCGCCCAGCCAGGTGGCTGTGCCTGGGCCGAGATCGGTCGGGTCCATCGATGGTCTCCAGAAACAAAAAACCCGGCGCGAAGGCCGGGTTTGAGATGTTTTCGCCAAAGGCGAAATTGTGACGATGGCGAAATAGTGCCAGAACACTCCTCAAATCGTCAAGCGGCTAATTCATCATCCTCATCCCATTCGCGAATGCGTTCGATCGCCACGGTCACCGGCTTCAGCGCCTGCCGGTCTAGCTTGTCGATTTGAGCACCAAGCCGGTCCCAGATCTCCTGCCAGTCACGAGCCCAGTTCTGGGGATTCATCTTCTCTCCAGTCCGCTCCTCAACGAACAGACAGACCGCCCCAGGCCCCATTGCTTCACGCCCCGCCACTAGCAGCTTGTGCGACTGGAGGGCGGCCATTGCCATCCAGTAGGCTCGTTGCTTCTTACGGTCGGTTAGCGAATCCAGTCCGCTGCCCAGCCATACCAAGCCATGAGCGATGCTTAGGTCGTTGCCAGTGGCGATCGGGGAGTACAGGAAACTGCCGAAATGACGGATGCTTTTCGGCAGCTTGTCGATGGCGAGAAGTATCAAGCCAGCAGTGAGCATGTGGATGCATCTTGCCTCCGTCAGCCGCTTTCCAGAGCGGGTCTCTTGAACATCATCAGTCCGAACCTTGTACACTTTCGCCACCTCCTTGCCTTCATGGCTCTCCAGCATGACCATGATCTTGTTCTCTCCCGAACCGAACTTCCGGCCAATCACTGCGGCCTCAGCGGCAACTGCCAGTGCCGAAGGCCGGTCTTCATGGATTGCATCGTGCCAAGCCTGGCGTGCACAAATTACCTTCATGTCGTTCCCCTCAATCCCCGGTGTAGTTGGTGCCGCCGGCGCCGCGGCGGTTGTTCGACTGGTACTGCGCATCTGGGCCGTCGGTGCGCGGTGGCCGCTGGCGATCCACCTGCTGCTCCAGCTCACGCACTCGCCGACCCAGCTGCGTTACAAGTTCTTCCAGAGGCAGCGGCTGACCCGTCACCGCAGAGAGCCATCCCGATGCATTGCAGAGACCACAGGGCAGCTCATAGAAAACGCCCTTGATGACCGCTTTCCCTCGGCAGTCGTAGCACTGCGTCAGGACGATCCTTTCCTTCCTGAGCGCTGGGCCGTGCTTCTTCATCAGCCGATCACCTTGAAGCCTTGGGCGCGCAACGACTTTTCGGCCACCTCGTGCGCCCACTGCCCATCAGGGTCACCGATGATCAGCTCGAAAGGGTTTTTGAGGCACAGCGACTTGCGAGAGGCTTCCCAACCCTTCTGGAACGACTCCCAATCAGCCTGGGCCATCGGGTCGATGTAGTTATTGCCCTTTGGCGGCTCGCGGCGATGATCGCGTGCGTTAGTGCGCTCGAACTCGGCGCGGATTGCGTCGATATTCTTCATTTCGAATCCTCGCTAGTAACAAATTCAGTAAGACCGCTTGAAGCCATGCCAACCGTGGGCTGCACGCGATTCTGTGAAAATTCAAATAAGGTCTCTGTAAGGCCGTGAATGGAGGAAAAGCCGATGGTGTCTAACCAGCCGTGCCACTTCTCCAAGGCTGCCCGGCGCTGCTGCATGGCTTGCGTGTGGATGTAGGTACTGGCGATCTTGCCCAGCGTGTGGTTGAGCAGCATCTCGCCGATGTGCCCGTCGATGCCGAGGTCGGTCCAGGTGCTGCGGGAGACCTTGCGCAGGTCGTGACTGGTCCACGCGCCCTGCCCCAGCCGGGTGAATACGTTGCTGGCCTGAGTCTCGCTCAGCGGCAGGCCTCGACGATTCGGGAACAGGTAGGCGCCGCTGTAGCCTTGGCTCTGCTGCACGGCCCGGTAGCGGGTCAGCAGTGCCTTGAGCTGGCTGGTCAGTGGCAGGCGATGCTCGGTGCGGGTCTTGGTGTTGGCTGCCGGAATGAACCACTCGGACGCAGCCAGCGAGATGTCCGCCCAGCGCGCCATACGGGTCTCGCCGATCCGGGTGCCGTGGGCCAGCATCATCAGGGCCAGCATGGCGTCACCCGGAGCACGCTCGAATGCCTGGGCCAGCTGCTGCATCAGCTCGGGCAGTTGCACGTCACGCAGTCGCGCAGCCTTAGGGCGCACCCGGGCCTTGGTGAAATCCTTGAAGCGCATCCCGGCCATGGGGTTGCGAACGATCATGCCGAGCGTGTGCGCCTGGCGGAAAGCGATCAGCAGCAGCGCGAAGATCTGCTGCAGGTAGGACAGCGAGACGTTAGCTTGGCACGGCCACATCAGCTGCTTGTCCAGCGATTCGGCGCTCACCTCGGCAATGGCCAAGCCGGACAGTCGCGGACGCAGGTGCTGGACCACGGCAGAACGGGCGCCGGCCTTGCGCTTGGAGGACAGCGAGCGATCGTCCACCATCCGGTCGACATACCAGTCCAGCAGCTCACCTACGGTCGCCATGCCGGACACCGCCACCGGCGCCGCACGGTCGCGCATTACCCGCCGCCGCAGCGTAGGCAGCTCGGCCAGCACATCGGCAACACTCAACTCCGGCCAATGGGCGATCGGCTCCCAACGCTTGCCGGTGACCATGTGCCAGGTGCCACGCTCGCGGCTGGTCCAGAAACGCAGGTACAGGCCGGGGTGACGCGGGTCGCGCAGATCGCGCACCGACACATCGGCAGCCTGCCGGCGGATCTCGGCCTCGCTGAGTTTTACTGCTCGGGTCGCGCTCATGCGGCCACCGTGGCCGGCAACATCAGATACGCCCGCAGTTGCTCCATGGCATCGAAGTGCCCACGACACACGATAGCCAGGTAGCCCTGGGCATTCAGCCGGCGAAGGCAGTCCTTCTGGCTGGTCGAGACCGGCGCAGGCTCGACGGTCGCCTTGAATTCGATGTACAGGCCGAAGTAGCCGCCGCGTGCCATCGGCAGCACCAGGTCTGGAATGCCGGCCTTCACGCCCTGAGCCTTGAGCTTGGCGGCAACAGCCTTCACCCGATGTCCACCGTTCGGGACGTGGTAGATAAGCTCGAAAACCTCTGGGTAGCGCAGCTCAATCTCCCGCATCAGGGCGGCCTGCTCCTGCCCCTCTCGGTCGATTGGCTTGGCGCGGTGAGTTTTGGACTTGAACGGACGGATGGCGGGCGGTTTCATGCGACCAAAACCCCCTCGTTGATCAGCAGCGACTGAGTGCGCATTACGCCCTCAGCGTGGTACTGACGTGCAGTAGCGCGGTCGACGGCCTTGCTGCGACCATCGCATGCGTCATGGCAGGCGCTGCAGGCCCAGGCGCCCTGCAGGTCGTGGGGCTTGGAACCAACGCCGCAGGTGCCTGCCATGCGGTAGTGCGCCAGAACGGTCGTTTCAGGGTTGCCGTTGCAAACGCCTGGGATGCGCACCTGGCAATCCCGGCCGCGCGCGGCCTTGGTCAGTTTCGATTGCCGCATGGGCTGTCTTCTCCATGAAGGTCAATGACGAGGTAAGTGCTCGGCCACAGCAGCTTGCCGTGGGCAGCAGCAATCTCCCTGCTGCCATAAAGCGCAATGGGCGGCGCGGGAGCGGCGGATAGCCCGAGCAGGTGGCTCTGGCAGTAGAGGGCGTAGCGGTAGGTGGACGGGTCAGGAGCGAGGAGCGTGCTCATACCGACTCCTTACCGCGGTGGGATTCCCACTCGAAAGGCACCACCACCCCGCCACCCTCGCGGAGACGGTCGTAGCAGCGCTCGCCCATGGCGTGCCGCAGCTGGCCGGGCGCCAAATTGGAGATCACCACAGTGGGGCGCATCTGTTCGTAACGGCCGTTGATGATTGAAAACAGGGTGGTCAGCTCAAACTCGCTCGGCTGCTCCTTGCTCACGCCGACCTCATCCAGCACCAGGAGCGAAGGCTCGATCAGGCTTGCCAGAATGTCGGCTTCGGACTGCTCGCTGTTGCGGTCGTAGGTCGCGCGGATGCCTTGCAGGATCGCACCCACGGTCCGGTAGACGGCTGTCGCTGACGTGTTGCGCATGAGATCGTTGGCCATTCCAGCGCCCAAATGGGTCTTGCCGGTACCGACCTTGCCCAACAGCATCAGGCAGCGCCCGGTCCGCTCGATCTCCTCGAAAGCGGCCACGTAGCGCGAGCAGTAGGCCAGGGCTTTGCGCTGCCCTTCGTGCTCAACGCGGTAGTTGGCCAGAGTGCGGTCGGCGAAGCGCTTCGGGATCAGCGCAGAACCCAGCTTGCGGGTCATGGCCTCGCGCCTCAAGCGGGTTTCCTCGGCCTTCTGGTTCGCCTCTCGCTCGGCAATGGCGGACTTCTCACACTCAGGGCAACGACCTACGATTTCGCGACCCATCAGCACGGTCACGCGCTGTTCAAAGTCGCCGTGATGCTCACAGTGTGCAGGCTGGACACGGAAACCGGCGGCACTCCGCACGTCGGACATGGTGATCACCGATTCAGATCGCATATACACCGCCCTCGAGCTCGGTCAGGCCGTCGGTGTAGTCGCGGTCGCTGAAGCCGTGGTGGCGGCTGCTGGGGCTGGCTTTCGCAGGCAGCTGAGCGCCAATGCGCTTGGTTACCCATTCAACTTCGAAGCCTCGCCAACCGTTCTCGACAGCGATCTCCAAAGCCTGGGCAGGCTGAATTCCGAACGCCTTGCACTGCTCCAGCTTGGAGTTCAGGGTGGCCCAGATCCTGGCGGTCACCGGGGCCTTGGCGGCCTTGCGGACTACGAGGTAATCAGCGATCAGCGATTCGTCCAGGCCATGCGGGTTGTCAGCCAGCATCGCGGCCTTCCCGAATGGCGCCTTGCGGTCAGCCTTGTCCGGTGCCGGCGGCTCATCGCTGGGGGGGCATGTAATATCTTCCGTAGGAAGATTTACATAGGGGGTTAGATTCTTAGAATAAAGAAGGGACTCGGCGGTTTTGGTCTGTTTCGACTCTTCGCCGATTCGGACCACTTGAGCCGACTCGGCTGTTTTGGTCTGTTTCGGATCAACGTACACCCAGTCTTTCGGGTCATTCACGCCGATGTCACCTCGAGCGCCGCCGTCTCTGAACAACACGCGGCGGCGCAGCAGGCTGGAGACCGCTTTGGATACGGTGTCAGGATGCGCGTGGATGGCCTTCGCGATGTCGGTAGCCGGGATGCGCTGGGCACCTGCACCGAAGTTGATGGTGGCCTTGGCCACGTACAGCACAATCTTCATCTCCCGAGCAGGGAGATCGATGGCAAGCAAGCCATCCATGAGCTGGTTGTCCATTCGGGTGAACCCCCTGGACTTGTCAATTTGGACGATATTTGTCATGCTTCAACTCGTGTCAAGTTGTAGAGAAAGCCGCCCTGCCAGGCGGTTTTTTTTCGCCTACGAATTAGTTACTGGATGGATTCGCAGGTGTTTTGAACATCTACTTAGCCTTGGCTCAAACTGCGAGACTTCTCCCACTCCAGGCCGACTGGCTGAGCTTCAGCCATGAGCTTTCCACTCGAAAGAATCTGCAGCTGGTACTGACGGGAGATGGGAACTGTTTCCCCCCACATGGTCACCGCGCTCGGCTGAATGCCAAGCGCCTCGGCGAGCTTCTTCTTGCTGCCGAAATGGTCGGCGGCCTCACGCGTTTTCATTGCGCTTCCTCGATAGTGCGTCTGTAGATTTCAGCATGCTGAAGCCTCGCAGTCAACGACGCCTTTAAGGCAGCTGCATACTTAAATTCAGTTAACTTAAAATCCACTGATGGAAAGACACGAACGAATAGCCAAAGCCATTGCGGCCAGCGGCATGAAAAAGGGAGAGATCGCTGCTGCATGCGGCGTCGCAAACTCTGCAGTCACTCAGTGGATTTCTGGGGAAAGCAAAAGCCTCCGCCCTGAAAATCTTTACGCTCTTGCGAAAGCGACGGGCTACCGAGCTGAGTGGCTTGCGATCGGCGAAGGCCCTGAAGTCGAGGAAAGCAACACTTCGCCGGTCTCGCAGCCGAAGATGTCTTATCGATATCCCGTAATAAGCTGGGTAGCTGCCGGCGCCTGGGCGGAGGCTGTTGAGCCATTCCCGCCTGGATTTTCTGATCGGTACGAGGTATCTGACTACGATTCTAAAGGGGTAGCTTTCTGGTTGGAGGTGAAAGGGGACTCTATGACTTCACCTGTCGGTACAAGCATCACCGAAGGGATGATGATTTTGGTCGACACCGAGGCGGAGGCTATCTCTGGCAAGCTTGTGGTTGCGAAGCTGGCAGAGAGCAATGAGGCAACATTCAAAAAGCTTGTCGAAGATGGTGGAAGACGCTTCCTGAAGCCCTTGAACCCGGCCTACCCCGTGGAAATGTGCGCCGAGGGCTGTCGCATAGTTGGCGTCGTCGTACGCGCCATGATCAAACTGTAGCCTTCACGCCTACCGAAAGCCCGGCTCGATGCCGGGCTTTTTTGTGTCTGGGCAAAGGCCCAGCTGAGTGCGAGATCCAGCGTCACGCCCTCATAGGTTGAAAAATCGTACAACTCGGGTTAACTGTATATACATACAGAAAAAGGAGTTCATCGATGCTTAGTCTCGCGTTTTCGCATTCACCCTCTCGTTCGTACGATCGCCTCGGTCACCGCATCCAACAAGCTATCGCTTCACCTCATGTGCAGAAGAAGCAGTTCGTTGAGCTGACCCCTAACCCCGACGAGTCAACGAAGGACTGGTCCCAGATTTTGAGTGACCTGGAGGAGACGACGGGGATACGAGTGGAGCGGTTGGGCTCTGGAACAATTCGGATCGACTGGCACGAGTACACCGAAATCTGACAATCAGGCCCGCTCTCGCGGGCTTTTTCACGCCTGCATATTTCAGCAAACTGAAAATATTTATTCAGCATGCTTGACCATTAATTTCAGATTGCTTAAATTAAATCATCGCCGCTCATACCGGCGGGCAGCTACGGCAGCCGACGCTCTTTACACAACCAGACGTGACCACCTCGACGCACCCAGGCCATCACCTGGGTCGGGACAAGCTAAGTCGTCGACCATGCAGCCTCTGGATAGCTGCCGGACTCCGCCATCGGAGGACGCCAAACCATGCAGCCAGCCGGGAAGAACACCGAACACGAAATGTGTGACCCGGCCAGGTGGGGATAGCCGCGGCAACGGCATGGGGAGGACAACGATTTCACTGGCTGGCCTTGGCGACAGGGCCAGACGGGAAATCAAAGCAGGTCGTGCGAACTGGCCCAGTAAGTAGATGCTGGGCCAGAAGGGTGAGTTAAAGCATTACAGTGGAAAGCATACCCAAGGCCCCAAGGATGAAACCAATGAGCGCTCCTCGCCCTGGGGTTTCATGGAACAGAAACCACACAATTACGGGCTCGAGAAGCAACAACGAGGTGACTGATACCACGGTGACGATCCAAATATCACCGACAGCAACGTATCCAAGCCAGTATGCCGCCAGTAGGCAAATCCCTGCAAAACACATCAGTGCTAAGGGGAAACTGAGAGCACCCCACGAAGCACTTCCGGTATGGGCCAGTTTAGCGACTACCACCTCACTGTAGATTGCACAGAACTCACCGACCACCATCAATCCTAGAGCAGAAACTCCGAGTAGTTCTTTGGACATATCAAAAACTCCTTCGTATTCAGGGCAATATTTTTCCGCTCCCAGCTGGCAATGCCACTGACCAAGAGTTCGTTGCAGGAATACGAAGCAGCCTTGAACAGGCCTGAATTACCGAAATACTTTCCCATGCTCATGTCCTTCGAAGGAGGTGAGTCTCAGCATCAAACCAAGACGCCGTTCAGATAATACGGCCCAAGAACCATTCTGAACACCCAGCAACGCGTCCGCCTGACGAAAACTGCCCGATCACCTGGTTCCCCATCACCAGGCTGCATCGGTCGTGGCGTTCGCCCTCCCCTTGGCCCGGGAGGTGCACGGCAGAGAGCGTCACGACCAATACAGCCCCAACGGAAGTGAATTGCAATGGCAAAGTCATTCAAACAGATGATCAAGGATGGCGAGGTGCGGCGCGCCGACGCGATGAAGGTGCAGCTCGAAGACCTTCACGAAGAACCCGGCTTCAACCTTCGCACTGAAGGTGAAGCCTTGGAGTCGAGCATCGACCTGCTGGCGGAGTTTATTGCCGGCGGAGGCCAGATTCCCCCGTTGGAGGTTCGTCCTAGAGCCGAAGGCGGGGTGTGGGTTGTTGACGGGCATCGCCGGCGGCGCGCGTTACTGAAGCTGAATAGCGCAGGTCGTCTCCCAAGAACCCCCAACAAGGTCAACCCTGCGATCTTGGAGGCTTGGGTCGCAGTCAACTCATTTGAGGGAAGTGATGCAGATCGCGTTGCTCGAATCATCACGAGCCAAGAGAACGAGAAACTGTCTCCGCTTGAGCTCGCTGAGGGCTACAAGCGCCTGCGGGCTTTCGGCTGGGCGCCCGAGCAGATCGCTAAGAAGGTCGGAAAGACTCGGCAGCATGTCGAGCAGGTGCTCACTGTAGGCAACGCGAATATCGACGTGCAGCACCTGGTCGCCGCCGGTCATGTATCGGCAACGACAGCCGCTCAGGTGGTACGCGAGCACGGTGACAGCGCCGGGAAGATTCTGGGAAGCGAGCTGGAAAAGGCGCAGGCAAAGGGGAAGACGAAAGTTACCGCAGGATCAATGAAAGGCCCAACGGTCCCCAGGCAAAGGCTTGAGTCGGTAATCAACGCTTCTCGCAAGTTGATTGCATCACTGACCGCAATCGATGAAGACAGCTTGTCCCTCACACTACCAACTGCGCTTGTCCTTGAGCTGCGCAAGGCACTGGACGCCGCACAACCGAGATAAATCATGGAAACGATCAAATGCGGCTCATGGACTGGCCGGCTCGGACAGGGCCTGGCTCCGCGCGAGCTGGAAGCACTACTGGCTGTCGCCCAAGGCATGACCGCCAAAGAGATTGCCCGCGTCATGGACATCTCGCCCGGCACCGTCGCCAATCGCATCGAGAACGCCATGTTCAAGCTTGGCGTACACCGCCGCGCGGCAGCAGTGGCCGAGGCCATGAAGCGCCAGATCATCAGCCCGCTCTGCATCCTGCTGGTAGGCCTGATGGCCATGCATGCAGCAGCCACCGACGGCGACCCTATGCGTCGTGATCGCCGAGCGCCCGAGCGGCGCACCGCCCAAGTTCGAATCGTTCGCAGGGCTGAGGCCTTCGAACTCCACGCCTGACCCACCGAGGATTACCCATGCAAACCATCATGCATCCTGCGTTTCAGGAAAAGTTGGCTGTGCTCGCGGCTCTGCTCGAGTACAGCCGCACGCTGCGGGCTGAGACCCGTGCGAAGATCGGCGCGCCGAGCTACCAGGTGGTCAGCAAAGGACCGGCTTGGGATGTGGTCGACATGGCCACCGACTCGGTGCTGGGCTTCGCATTCAGCTATCAGGCCGCTCTGCGTTTCGCCTCAGCGATGGAGGCCGGCGCCGCCAGCAAGAGAGGCATTCAATGATCGGCCAAGCCATACCGGATCAGCGCCAGATCGCTCGCGACTGGCTGAGTTCGAGCGTTGATAGTTTCATCGTCCATGGCGGAACTGTAGAGGTGCTGCCAGGGCCTGGGAATGTCCCACTGCCCGCGCGCCGCGAACCTGATCAGCTTCGCGATGCTACCCGGAAGCCCGTCAACAAGAAGACCGCTGCGCGCCTAAAGCGAATTGCAGAGATTCGCGAGCTGGCCAAAACAATGACCTATGCCCAGGCAATGGCTCACACCGGCATCTGCCAAGGCGTACTGGTGCGTTATGCCGCTGACGGAGGTTTTAAATTCCAGCCTGACCCCCGGCGGGGAAAGGGCAACCTCGGCAGAAAGCTCAGCGACCCCGTTGAGGACAGGAGAAAGGCCGAGATGCTCGTTGCCTACCGCGACGCGGGCCTGAAAAGGAAAGACGCCATCGAGCTGCTGGGGATCTCCTACAAGCAGCTATCTCGAATCCTGCGGGAATTCAACCTCACTTTCCCAACGACCGCCGAGAAGAAAGCGAAGCGAAAGCTATGAAACGGATCACCGCGCGCGTCCGGCACGGCCGGCGCCAGCAGCACATCAATCTGCCGCCCAGCGGCTTGGGAGGTATCGGTCATGGCCGAGCAGAAGACGGGTGCCGCGAAACACTCAGCGGACTACCGCGACCGCGAGAAGAAGAAGGTCGAGAGGCTAGGAATCGAGGACGTGACCATCACGATGCCAGCGGGGATCAAGAAGGCGCTCGCCGCAGAGATCAAGCGCCACGGCTACAAGCAAGTTCAGGAGCTGTGGCAGGACATGGCCTTGTCGTGGATCGCTCAGGATCCTGAGGAGCGGGCGCGTCGGCTTGAAAGACCTGACGCGCCAGCTTTTTACATATCGCCAAAACTAGCGCGTCAGTTCGAAGCGGCCAGCATGGCCGAGCTTAAGCGCGACCCAGGCAACGAAGTCGTTACTCCGGATCAGTTCTAGCTGATGCTGATGTCGACAGGCCAAACCATTTCCCCATCCTCCGGCCCGCTGTCCTTGATGAATACCGTCTGAACTTTAGGGTTTTTCCTCCTGAAGGCTTCATCCAGCATCGCTTGAGGCTCACAGAACTCCAAAACAACCAATTCAGGCCCTCTTCCCTTCAATCTGTTGAAGGTCAGGCCGCCTTGAAACTCCAGTAGGTCGTCATCGTCGAAAGCCTGCAGTCGTCGCTTCAAGTCGCCGACGGTGAATGCTTGGTCACTCATATTCATTCCCTGATCCGGCCCCATGCCGGTCACCCGTAATACCCCATCCCAAACCAAATTGCCACCATGCCGCCACCAGTACGGAGGGCGGCGCATGCATGGAGTACCGCAATGCAAGTCGAGACCTCGACCGTCACCAAGCTGCTGATCACCGGCGCCGAAGGCCTGGACCCGATCAGCGTCTACCTCGAAGACTTCGAGCCCTGCAAGGGCAAGATCACCGTCAGCTGCTACGACAAGACCTGGCACGCCTACTGGGGCGGAATGTGGGAAGGGCTGAGCATCGGCCAGTTCTTCTGCAAGCTGCACGACGCCTACATCATCGGCTACTTCGACCGGGCGTTGAGCTCTCGCCGGTTCAGCGCTGAAGCACTAGCCGACAAAGCGCGGAAAGTAATCGTGCAAATGCGGCGTGACCGGGATCTGGACGCAGAAGACGCCCGGAGCCTGCTCGACGAGGCCGAGGATGTTCGCCACACCAGCTCGCTCGATGAGTGCGGCGGCGCCCACCGCGAGTTCATGCACCGCGTATTCGGTGACGACTGGTGGAACCTGTCAGCTGACGCCATGGAGTGCAACCCTGACTGGGACTACCTCTGCCGCATCGTCGCAACAGTGCAGCAGGCTCTGGCCAAGCAGTTCTCGATCGCCGCCTAACCTTCCTGCGCTGCCCGCAAGCGCCTCAGGAGCCTTCGCTTTTCACCTGGCAAATGCCATTGGCCCGGTTCTTTCCGGTATACGAGACATCAGGCGAGCCGTCAGGGTTGATCGACAGTGAGATTGTCACCCCACTACCCTTGGCTTCAAAGTAGTTATCGTTGAACTTCTTCAGCTTTCCTTCTTTGCCATTGATGTAGATGGGACCGCCCTTGTCGGCGTGCACCTCAATGTTTCCTGGGCACGTGGCGTTCACCAGCGGAATGCCAGCCTGAGCAGTGCCCGAGGCAGCCAGCACAGCACAAATCATTAGTCGCTTCATCTCACGATCCTTGAGTGGATTGGCCGAGAGGGAAGCAATAGTCCAATTCAGCGCTGGCCGCCAGCGCCTTCCCCTATTCAACGATAACGCCTCCCCGGCGAGGGCGATCTCAGCGGTTCAGCTGATCAGTAATCGAGTGATGAAATCCTTTCGACCTGATCCTTTCTCGCAGCTTTGCACTGATAAACGTCACCTGCTCATTTGATAGAGCCGTCTTCGCCTGGAACTGAAGACGATCATCGTCGTGCACCACATGGCCGAGCGGCTTAGGAAGTGAATCTCTTTCCCACAGCAGAATTTCCTGGCCGGTTTCTATTACCGATATTGAAATCGAATCGTAGAGCTCCAGGTTGGTCGAGTCCAAGAACTCGATAGGCATTTCCTGAACCATGTCACCAACTCCATGAAAGCGGAGCCGGCAATATAGCGCCGGGATAAACACTATGACCACAGCAATCGACCTGTTCGCCGGCCTCGGCGGATGGAGCACCGGCGCGCGCGCCGCAGGCGTCCAGGTTCTCTGGGCGGCAAACCACTGGCCGGTGGCCGTTGAGTGGCACAGCGCCAATCACCCCGACACACAGCACGTTTGCCAAGATCTGCACCAGGCCCGCTGGGAGCAGGTGCCGGCTCACGACATCCTGCTCGCCTCGCCATGCTGCCAAGGCCCGCGGCAAGAAGTCGGGTAACCCTGAGCATGACGCATCGCGATCGACGGCCTGGGCGCCGGTATCGGCCCTTGAATTCCATCGGCCACAAGCGGCGGTGATCGAGAACGTGCCGGAGTTCACCGACTGGGTGCTCTATCCGGCTTGGCTGCAGGCAGTTCAGGCTCTTGGGTATCAGGCGGCGCCGCACATCGTTGACTGCGCCGATCTCGGCGTGCCCCAGCATCGGGTTCGCCTGTTCATGGTGCTGACCCGCAGCAAGGCCCCTCTGATGCTGCAGCTGCCACAGGAGCGACACGTGCCGGCCAGCAGCTTCCTCGACTTCGACGCCGGGCGCTGGTCGCAAATCGAGAAGCAAGGCCGGGCCCAGGCCACCCTCGGCCGGGTGCACAACGGCCGCCAGCGCTTCGGCGACCGATTCATCATGCCCTACTACGGCAAGGGGTCCGGCACCACCGGCCGGGACATCAACCGACCGATCGGCACCATTACCACGTTGGACCGCTGGGCCTTGGTCGACGGTGACCGCATGCGGATGCCAAGCGCCAGCGAGGCACTGGATGCGATGTCGTTCCCCGCTGACACTCTTTGTCCAAAAAGTCACCCCTTGACCATGCATATGGCCGGGAATGCAGTTCCTCCCAAAGCAGGACAAAAAATTATTGAAGCTCTAATGCAAACCGTATAAGAACGGCACTTACTTCACCCGAGTGACATACTGTGAAATCTCAGGACATAAAACCACGCAACCTTTAATCTCAGTGGGATCTAGGGCAGTCCATAAAAATCTATACTCCCGCTGAGGGGCATAGGGGTCAGCGGGCTTCACAAAACCCAGCAAACCAGGGCTATTTTCAAGCTCTTTATAGTGACGACCTTGGTAGCTGACCATGCCATGCGCTGACTGTGCAAGCTTGTACTTGGCGTTTAGCGAGACTGTTAGCGCCCGGGCAAATTTATCGACACTCGATATTTTTACGCAATACTTTCCAAAAGATTCAGATAGATCATTAACAAAACCTAGCGTTGTACATAACACAAACGCATCAGCAAGGTACGTCGTCATTGTGTTGTCAACTATCGTAATCCCGCGTGCTCCCTCGGCGACGCGAACACCACATTTAGCAGCGAACGCTACAAAATCCGGGTCGGAACCATCGCCGGTTACAGCACGGCCGCTGTTGTAGTGTTCGTACGCTTCTTCCTTGTCACCTTGAAGCGGATCCTCATACTCTCGACAACGTTTCAAAGTACTTATAAAAACTTCACCCCGAGCAAAAGCTTCAGCATACTCCTCTCTATCAAAGTATCTGTAAACACTATCCACTGGAGCTTTAGGTTTTTTCCTGCTGTTCTTCTCAGCCCGCATAGCTTTGAAATCAGAATCGCTGTGTTTCCTTGCTTGCCTATTCCACCAACCACCCATACTCATCCGCTCGCTCCTTTCCTTGGACGTTTCGCTGAGAGAATAACCACATGGCCGCAGAAAACCAATTCATCGGACTAACCAACGCGGACGAAAAGCTCGGGACAGTCGCCAAGCACCACCTGGAGCCGATAGCGTGGATGGTTGGTACGACCATCTGGGGGACCAAAGAAGAGGCAGAGCGGTATGCGGCGGCGAACGGACTGCCGGTCGTTGGGTTAAGACCGATGTCCGGTACCGCTGAGGCGGAGCGGCTTAGCACGGAGAACAAGCAATTGCGCGAAGTCATCCAGCATTCTGACTCGAACATCCAGCGGCAAAGCCTGCGAATTTCGAATCAGCGCGCCCAACTGGCCGAGCGTGATGCGCTGCTCGGCGCAATTGCAGGCTGGACCACCGAAACCCGGGCCGCTGTGCTTGAAGCATTCCAAGACGAGCTTAACGAGAGCGCCAGTTACGCCTGGTACGACGCAGCGATAGCCGACCTGATGAAGTTGATCGAAGCCCTATCCGCCAGCGCAGAGCCGAGCGCGCCGGTTGAGCTGAAAGCACCAGAACTGACTGAAGACCTCCGCGAGATCCTTGGCCGTCCGAACTTCACCTGCCACTTCATCGCCAAGGCGCTGCGGGTTATGGGCCATTCGATCGCCCACAAGTCCGAGGATGAGCAGGCCGTGGTGATTCACTGGCTGCTCGGCATTTACTTGAAGCATGGCCCGGATTGGCGCCAGCGCGCGGCCGCAGAGCTGGAGGAAGCAAGCCAATCATTGAATACCTGATCGACCCGCTCTCCCCGAACAGCCCTGCAATCCAGACCACTATCTCGCTGCAGCGCTGAGCCTGGCAGTCGGTGCACCGTCCACGGCTATCTGACGAGCCCGGCCGACTCCCCAAACCAGAGCCTTGGTCATCGACTCATGAGGCCTGGAGTCGTATGCCTCTTCGTAGATGGGCATGCCAGAAGCAGCGTAAACGCCAACAAACAATTGGGTATTACCGGTACGCGACAAGCGCACCTGGACGTCAATGGCCGTCCCGTTATCGAGTATTTCATCATGCATTCGATGGTGGAGGGTCGGATCAGCCCAAGTCCAAAAAACATCTCCTCGAATCCTCATGTCGACCTCCTTCGACTTGCCTTAATGGTTAGTCCCTCGACCACCTTAACTAACGGACGACAACATACAACCTTGAATGGCCGATATGCGGACTGCGTCTGACAACCGGCAACTTTTCTTATATCGAATAAATAACTTGTACAACTTATTGCCGCGATGTGGCGGCCAAGGAATCAGTATGCCCAGAGCACAAACGGCGGCACGGTGGTGCCCGGACGAATGCCCGATCACCGGCCGCAAATTCTTCATGTGGATCGAGCATCCCGATGGCGGGATGGTGCCGACCTATGGCGGTCCTTTCGACAGCTACACGATCCCGACCCGCGAAGGCGACCAAGGCTTCTGCTGCGAGCGGTACGACCACGATTACGGTGGTTGGCGAGATGATGAAATGGTGGGCCTCAAGCTGATTGACGACCAAAGCCACGAATGCGAGCACGGCCAGGTTGCCGAGCTGCAGGCAGAAATTGAACGACTCAAGGACCAGAGCCGCACCATCACGCTGGCGGGGTGCGAATACACGGAAGATGACCTCATCGGCACTGCGGTCAGGTGCGTCAGCGGAACCAGCAGGCAGAAGACCCCGCGCTGGGTGCTCATGATGGATGCCTTTGTCTGCGGCTCAGGCGTAGCCCAAGCGCTGTGCCGGCGCTACGGGCTGGACCCGGACGAGGGACTGCGCAAATGACCATGCGCCTGAAGAAAGCCGAGCGCGAGCAGGTCCGCCTGAAGTACGGCGGCCGTTGCGCTTACTGCGGCAATGACTTGGGCGAGCGCTGGCACGCCGACCACTTCGAGCCTGTCGTCCGCAACTGGGGCGAAGCAGCGAAGACAGTCCCAGCCCTGCGGCCAGGCAATCACAACCTGGCCAACATGATGCCGGCCTGCGTCCCGTGCAACCTGAGCAAGCACCGCATGCAGCTAGAGGACTGGCGGCGCTGGCTGGCCGGGCACGTCAACAGCCTCAACCAGTACCACCCAATCTACCGCCTGGCCAAGGCCTACGGCTTGATCTCCGAGACAGGCGCCGAGGTCGTCTTCCACTTCGAAAAGGTGAGCCAACCATGACCCGCCTCGCCCTCTGCCTCCTGCTGCTGGCCACCAGCGCCAGCGCAGAACAACTTACCGATGACATCAAGGTCGTGCACGACCAGAAGCGCGGCGCGACCTGCTGGGTACCGTACAACGGCTATGGCACACCGCAGGCGATTTTCTGCATCCCCGATAGCCAGCTGCAGGCCGGCAACGAGCGCCAGCTCTCCCCGCACGAAACCCAACCCGAACCTACACCCGCACTGGCGCCTGGGCGCTGGATTGATGAGAGGTATCAGCTGTGAGCAAGTATCGCAAAGGCCAGCTTTACACCCGTCGCATGCGCCCGTCTGACGATAGCGACAGTTGGCGCCTGGCAATGCGCCTGGCGTTCTACACGACCATGCTCCGAAGCGGGGATTACAAAAGCGCCTATGTGCTCTGCCGCCACGGTGTGAAAGAGATTATGGAAGTTGGTCGGAGCCGCAAAGACCTTACCTCCACGCTGTTCATGTCCGGATGCCGCAACTTCAAGGATATCCAGCGCAAGAGCAAGTTCGGCAACATCGAGCGCGCCAAAGCGGCCAAGGCCAAGCAGGTGGCGCCATGACCGAACAGACCTGCACCTGCCCATCCGGCGACGGCTCACTGCGCTGGCCGTGCCCGGTTCATCCGCCGAAGGAGGTGATGCCGTGACCGAACAAAGCACCAAGGAATTCTACTCTGTAGATCAAGCCTCTCAGCATGCCGCAGACTGGTGCAAACGCAATCCCGCATGGCGCCGGATCTGTGATATCCCAGATATCTCCGTGTTCGAAAAAACCTACGATGAAATCCCAAAGCGCGAGCGCGCCTACTGGGAAAAGAACGGCGGCGAAGAGTGCTGGCGTGAGTTCGGCGCCGGAGGAACCAAGGTGCCTACCGGATTTATCTCTGGAAAGGGCGATTTCTTCGACCACGTCCTCAAAGTTCCGCGCCATCACAACATGATGATGGTGTATCGCGTAGGCAAGAGGTGGAAGCCATGATCGCCCTCGCCTACATGGCCTACCTGATCTACAGGGGGCCGCGATGAGCGCAGAAGTATTCCAATTTCCGCTGAAACGGCGCGCTCAGAACAACTAGGTCATGGCTAACCAGGCAGAGCGAAAAAGGCTGGCCGACTGGTTTCGCGAAGTCGCCCGTCACATAGAAGGCAGCGAGGTGGAGCGCGAGCCTCTGGCTGCCATGATCGTGCTCAGCAGTGCAGCCGGCGACGAAGTACTGCATGCCGGCTATTCAACCGATGCAACCTCCCTCGTTCAGGCCGGCAACGCCGCTCGCCAATGGGCACACCTAACATTCCAGCGTCGAGCCGGCAACTTCTTCGACCGTCTGCGCTAACCCCTACCCCAACTACTCAAGCCCGCCGACATGCGCGGGCGAGGATTCCCTATGTCTGCAACCAACCGATTCCACCAAGTCGCCAACGACGCGCTGGTCATGATCAGCGAAAACCTGAACCCAGGCGCCAAGCTGGTACTGGTGATCTACACACCAGGCAATCCGGAGCTGGACATTGTCCTGAAAGACAGCAGCCTCGAGGTTGATGAGGTCGTGAACACCCTACGGCGTCGTGGCGGGTTGAGCCTCGACGGCGACAATGACTACAAGCGAGGTGTTTGCGACGTGATTGTCGGCGCATTGGCCAGCGGCAAGCAGGACAACAGTCCGCCGCCTGAGGGTCACTGGGGGCACCGGTTCTGGGATATCGGTCGGGCCGAGGGCGAACTGCAAGAGCAGCTGGTCCACGCACTGCGCCTGGCGCGCAAAGAGCTGGATGCCTGCCAGCGGGTGATCCATTACGCAGGCGGATTCGATCCCGCGTATGTCAGCGATGCCCAGGCGGCGCTCAAGGTCGCCGACGCGGTACTCGTAAAGACGCCAGCCTGACCACCAACCTGCCGCCACCGGCGGCGTGGAGACCATAATGAAAAAAGAGCTCATCAAGATCAGCGAGTTCCAGCGCAGGAAGTGGGGAGCGAACGGCACCCCGCTGTGCTCTCAAGCGATTCGCAATCATCTTCGTAACCGCAAGATCCCAGGCGAGCGGGTAGGAAACATCTGGTACGTCGATTGGGCTGCATACCAACGGGTCACCGGAAACAACCTGGTTGATATGGTGCTGAAAGGAGCGGCGTGATGGTTCCCCGACCAAGGAACAAGGCCAACAAAGGCCTGCCCATGAATTTATACTTCGACGCCCGGAGGGGCACATATCGCTATCGGCGCCCCACCGACGGGAAGTGGTTTCAGTTCGGTAATGATCGGGGTCGGGCTATTGATGCAGCCGCCCAGCTCAATATCACCTTCCTGCGTGGCGGTGATCTGGTGTCCGAGGTGCTGGGCGAAACCACTGTCACCCTGGGCGAGTTCCTTGCAATTTACGAGCGCGACGTGCTTCCGCCACGTGAACTCGCAAAGGCTACGCTTGATCTGTACGCGGTTCGTTTTAGGCAGATTCGGGCTGAACTTGCCGAACGCCCAATCGACCAGATCACGATCAGAATGGTTGCCGAGTTCCTAGAACCCCTCACGCCACGTGCCAGCAACCAGGCACGCGCGATCCTGATTGATGTGCTCAACCATGCAGCAGCAAAAGGCCTGTGTCCGGACAATCCTGCCTCCAACACAATACCGAAGCTGGAAAAGAAGCAGCGTAAGCGGCACACAGTAGAGGGTTTGAAAGCCATACGGGAAAAGTCGCCGCGCTGGCTCAAGAATGCAATCGATTTAGCGCTCATAACTGCGCAGCGCCGCGGCGACATTCTCGATATGAAGTTCGAAGATGTGCGCGAAGGCTACCTCTATGTGGTGCAGAGCAAAACGGAGAAGGCGTCCGACGCCGGTTGGCTAAAGCTGAGAGTTACCGAACACCTCAGCGAAGTTATCACCAGGTGCAGAGATGATGTTTTGTCTCCGTACCTGGTGCATCGCAGGCCAGAACGGAAGAAAAAGCGAGAGGGGAAAGATCACTGGACGAAGATCGACGAGAGGTTTCTCACGCGAGCATTCAAAGATGCGAGGGATGCCGCTGGATGTTATCGCGACCTCAAAGAGGAAGAGATGCCAGGGTTTCATGAAGTGCGCGCCCTGTCCCTTCACTTGTACAAGCGAGCCGGGAAGGACGGTCAGAAGATTGCCGGGCATGCGACCGAAGGCATGACTAGGAACTACCAGAAGGGGCACGAGGATGTGCTGTGGTCCGAAGTCGACGCCGACCTGGATATCGGCGAAATAGCCGGATAGTTTTGCGCCCATTTTGCGCAAGTTTTGCGCCCGTTGGCCCATAAAAAAATCCAGTCACCGCTAAGTGACTGGATTCTTTAGGGATTTTTGGTCGGGACGGAGTGATTCGAACACTCGACCCCTTGCACCCCATGCAAGTGCGCTACCGGGCTGCGCTACGCCCCGAACTGCTCTCAATACTGCTGAGAACGGTACAAAATCTACCCTAACCTTTTGATTAATGAAAGCTTTTTTTCGAAAAACTTTCCATTCGTCGGATCAGGTTATTTCTTCAACACCACCAGCACATCTTCCAACTCGACAATCATCTGCCGAATCATCTGCTTATACTGCGTCGTGTCGTCCTTGGCTTCATCACTGGACATGCGCAAGCGCGCACCGCCGATGGTGAAGCCTTGGTCGTACAGTAACGCGCGGATCTGGCGGATCATCAGTACGTCTTGGCGCTGATAATACCGGCGGTTGCCGCGGCGTTTGACGGGGTTGAGCTGGGGAAACTCCTGCTCCCAGTAGCGCAGCACGTGCGGTTTTACCGCACAGAGCTCGCTGACTTCACCAATGGTGAAGTAGCGTTTGCCCGGGATGGGGGGCAGCTCGTCGTTATGACTTGGTTCCAGCATAGGCCT